AAACATTGTTTTATATGATGTTAAAATTGTTTTTGTGTTGCTTGGAATTTCTGAAATTTCTTTTGAACTACCTGAATCGAAATCAGCACGATTATCATAATACGTTGATATTAACTGTAGAATCGCTTGTTTAATTAACGAATCGTTTAATCCTTGCGTTATATATGTAACTTTTACACGTTCGGCAGATCCGCCGTCAAGTTCAATTGTTTCATTATCTAATCCAAGCAATTCATAACCGGTTGTATTTGTTCCGTTAACATTTACAGTTGAAACACTAGTAATTGGTCCAAATGGTAAATCAAAAATGCCGTTTGTTGTTGGCAAATAATAAGTTCGGTTTTTTGCAACAATATCGCGGGAAATATAGTTTTCGCACCAAATACGCGCTTGCGTTATCATTGCGGAAATAATATTATCATCTGAAGCCGTATCAATTCGAACATAATCTTTTACGTTTTGAGTTGTTAGGATTTCATTTCCGACTGTTGAATTAATCTTAATCTGTCGCATTTTCTTTGTTTTCTAAATATTCAACTTTCAATTCCTTAGTTTCAATTTCAATTTTACTTTTCTTTTTTCCTACTTTAGATGCCCAACCTTTTTGAATCCAATTTTGTGCAATGTTATCAGGAAGTTCGATTTTATCGCCTTCATTGTAACGTTTGCCGTTCCTTAGTAATGATTCTTTTATTCTTAAATTCATAATATAAATTTTTGTAAAGATAAAAAAAAAGCGCCACAATTAAAATGCAACGCTTTTTAAACAAAAACAAATATGAAAACACTATATAAACGCAAAGTTATTAAAATTTTTTGAATATTTACCATTTTTATTAATAACGATTGATTTTTTAAGATTTTCATTTTTAAAAATATAAAAACCATTATGAGAATTCACCCAAACCGCAAAATAATCAACATCACTTTTTAAATATTTTTCTTTTTTTTTATTTCTTAAATAACATCGAACTTTGCTTGAACCTTTTGTTACTGATTTAATTTGAACCTTTTTAAGGCCATTAATAGTTTCAATGATGCAATCATAAGGCGATGAATCTAATAATGGAAAAGAAACGCGCATTTCACGTTCCATTGCCATAGTCGCGAATCTATATTCAGCTAAACAACCAATTAAATTGCTATCCATGCCGTAAATCTACAAAAAAAACCGGTTGAATTAACAAACCGGTTTTTCAAACAAAACATAATCAAACTAATTATCATGTATTATTTTTACTAACTGAAACACTTATCGCAACAAAAAAAAGAAACAAGGCGCAAAATATATCGTTATAGTTCATAATTTGCCTGATTGCAAAAAAGAAAAAAACAATTGGTAATATGATTTTAATTTTTTTTTCCATATCTATAACATATCAGCTTCAAAACATTTAGTAGAACAAACGCCGGGTTTTTCTGTTTGGCATCCACAAACACCACATTCAAATTCAAGTTCATTATCTTCAGATAAATAATCGTAATAAAACATATTTTAAAATTTAAGTTTAACAGTTGCCTTTACATATTTCAATTCCCTTTGTAGATAGTCGATCGCCTTTTCCAGGTCCTTAACTTCATCCTCTTTTTTTCCGGCGCGACAAACATATTTTAAAACATTTCCGCGGTTAAAGTTTAATTTATAATCTTGTATAACGTCAATTAGATCGTATATCTTGCCGGTTTGATAGTGTTGCGGTATGTTAGCCATATTTAAAATTTTAAGGCCTTTAAAACGCGTTTAAATAGCTTTTTAAAGAATGATTGATTTTGTAATTGTTTTAATTCATCTAATGTGTGAACGTCAATTCGTTTTCCATCCTCTATAATATAAAGGCCAGTTTTTGTTTTTCTTAAATGTTCAATTCCGTTGTTTGTAAAATGTTTCATTTGTTTGTTTTGTTTTATTGCTTCATTGCAACAGTACAAATATATAACACATTTTAGAATTAAAAAAATATTTTCACTTTTTTTTTAAAGTTTTTTTTGTTTTTTCTTGTTTCCTATCTGTTGTATGCCCTAAAAATTAGGCATAAAAAAAAGGGCCAATCTGGCCCTTTTAAATTAATTATGCAAATAATTAAGGAGTTTCAAGGTCTGCAATTGCAGCCGCGAATGTTCCTTTTACAAATGCATTTGGTAAGTAGTTTGTTAAAGCTACTCTTTCAGATACTCTTACAGTAACGAAACCATCTCTTACGTTAGTTCCATCTTCTCTAAAGAACTCAACATTTACACCTTCACGAACCCAAAGTTGTGTTCCAACTCCAAAGTTACCAATCAAGAATGATCCGGCAGCTATTGCAGTATTTAAAACAACTTTAACGCCCATAAATACAGGTTGTAAACCGCTATATACTTGGTCTTTGATATAATTGTTAGTTGTATCTTTTAACAATAGAATTTTGTGAAAATCTGTTGGGTTTAAAAGAATAGTATCAGCGTTGTAATTAGCGATTGCCAATTGGTTTAATGCTGCAACAATTACATCAAATTCGTTTGCGTTATCAACTGAATCAGCTAAATCACCCGCAGCGAATGCAGTTGAATCAGTAATAATTCCGCTTAGTTGTGGCGCAACTCCTGATCCTGAAAGGATTTGAGAATCTTCAACTTCAAGTAATTTTTCCGGCGCACGCGCTGAAAGATATGATGTCAATTGTGGCGTATCAGCGAGCATTTCTTCAGAAATACGGAAGTAAGTTCCTATTTTTCTAACGTTAGCATCAGCAGCCGTCATATCAAAATCAGATTGTGCTAATGTTGCACCTTCAGCTGCAGCAGCAGCCCCGTTTGAATATCCGGATTCTTTAACAAAACGTACAACATCACTTTGAGTTGATCCTTGTGCTAACAATTGACGAATGTGAACTGGTCTTGTTGGATCAAACTTATATCCCGCCACTCTGTCAGCCGGTATAACTTCGCCAGTAAAATCAGCGCCGATTGTCATATCAGCTTTAATTTCAAATTTAGCGCTTCTTGAATGTCCTTTTGTGATACCTTCAATTGCGCCGTTTTCGATTGCTTCAGACAATGCACCTTTAAAAGTCATTTTCTTGCTAGCGTTGAATTGCTTCTTGTTAGCTACTTCAAACGCATCAAAACGTTCGTTTAATTTGTTGCTTATTTCAGCAACTTCACTTTTTACAATTTCAGATGCTTTTACTTCAATAGTATTTGCAACCTCGTTGTTTGATTTTTCGATTTTTGAATCAATTGAATTAGATATTTGATCCAATTGGTTTTTTAAATTTTCTTCCATTTTTAAGATTTTAAGGAATTTAATAAATATTTTAACACTTCGGAATCATTATGTTTTACATCAACATCCGGCAAAGTGGTTTCAACAACCGGCTTTGTGAACTCCATAAATAATGATTTTAATTTTAAAACTTCGGCCTCAATAGCAAATCCCATATCATCAGAGATTTTACCGTTTCGAAGTAATTTTGATAAATTGTCGTAACGCTTGGAAATTTTTTCCAAATTCACGTTACCTTTAACGTCTAATATTTTTGCCTGATCGTTTGCGGCTAATGTAACGGCGCTTATTTCATAAAGTTTAACTTCAGTTATTTCACGATAATCGCCTTTATTTTCTTTTTGTATTGGCATAATACCGACTGAATTTTCAGTAATAACCCCTGACTTCATCAATTCAACAACATCTTTTCCAAGTTGCGTTTTTGCAATTTCAGCAACAAATACAAGTCCTTTGTCATCTTCATATAATTCAACCATCTTTCCGATTGGTTGATTCATATCGTGTTGATATAAATATTTTACACGTTCACCATTTTCAGTAATTGTTTTTTTATAAGCGCCTTTTGAAATAATATCATTGTCGGAATCTTTGTTGCCAAAATATGATCCATAACCTTTGATTATTCCGGCCTTTTCGTCAGCATCAATTAATTCACCAACTGGCGCCGCTTTGTAAAGAATTGTATTCATAAGAAAAATTTTTGTAAATATACGGATTTTTAAATTTTATTAAAATGTATTTAATCCACCGGAAGCAACACCGATTCCAATGTCATTAATTTCACCAACTGTTTGCGCACCTTCTTTTGGAAATGGCGCTACACTACAACGGCAATTTACAACCTCGGCAGCCGGGCCGCTAGGATCACCCGGATACATCATAAACGAACCGCCAACCATAAACGGATCATTATATGGTACTGGATCAGATGCGCCCGCTTCGGCATGTGTGCTTCTTGTTCTATCATCAAACGATGCAATCCATTCTTTCATCATTTGAGCGCCTGGAAATATAGTTTTCGCTGATTCTAATGTTGCAAAGTTAGCCGCGGCCGTTGCTTCAGTACGAACTAAACGTTCTGATTGATACCTTGAATAATTATTAAACTGGTTGTTTAATATCCTGGCTTGTTCAATCGCGCCTAAAGTCATGAATTCAGGATCAGACATTAAACGTTGTGTTATTTTAATTAATGTATCTTTTGCAGTTCCTGAAACTAAAACAACGCGTTGTGCCGCAACCGCTGAACCATAAGCGCCAAAAGAATTAATCCATTGATCGACAAATGGGCCTGATTCAACGCTTTTGGTGATGTATTTGTCGAAACTTTTTGCATACCATTTGGCAAACTGCAATCCAATATCAACATATAAGTCACGATATATTTTAGATAAATCACTTTCAGAAAATAATAATTGGAAATTGGTTTGGCCCTCTGAAACAAACGATTCAACACCTTTTTTGTATTCCGTTTTATAGTAGCGTTTGACTTTTGATAATTGACGGCGCTCGGCTTTGTCAAGTTCATTTTCAAACGCCCTTTGCCATTTTTCCTTGTCTATTGCCAAACTATTCGTTTATTTCGTTTAATTTTTTGTTAACCCAATCTTTCATTGCAGTTCCACCCCAAAGATTCCAAGAAACATAACCGTTATCCTTCCAGGGTGTATCCTTGTAACGTTCAGCAATTGTTTGGTTACCTTCATGACGGGCAAAGAATGATTTAATGCGATTTAACATTTCAATATCTAAAGGCGCTCTGTTAGCCAACATTGATGCTCTACGCCATCCCGTAGCCGTTCCGGCTTGTACTTGTGAACCATACTTTTCGCGCCATTCAATCATTCGTTTAGCGTTATTTGATGCGGTTTGTGGATAAGTGTCAAACGTTTCGTTTTTTTCTGTTGGTTTATCTTTGCTACTCATTGGATGACCTTCAGGCAATAAATCGGTGTCGTGTTTGCCGCCTCTGAATTTGCTATTTTCTAATGCGTATAAAAAAGAATTTACCCGAGCCATCGCCCATTGTTGCGGTGTTGATACTGAAGGCCGAACACTTGTTGGGTTCGTACTAAATGCACCAATGCCACGTTCGTAAACGTCAAACAATATTCCAACTGTTGTTCGTTTATCCTTATCGCTGCCAACCTTATCATTATGATCGTCAATTTTATTTTGCAACGCTATTTTAAGACGTTCCGAAATCTCTTTTTTTTTTACCTCATCGTCATCATCATAATATTTTAATTCCTCAATCGCTTTTTTATAATCGTCATGATTTTTAAAAGGCATATAAACAACTTCGCCGTCAAAACTATGTTCATGTGTACCAGTTCCGCCAAGTTCTTCAGCACGCGATTCGGCTTCATCAATAGTTGTAAAAACGTCCGTCATTCCAGGAACTAATTTTTTACTTAAAAACTTATTGACGTCAATGTCAATCGGTTCAATAGGCGCATCAATGTCGTTTGGTTTAACCGGAATTAAGTTTGCCGGAATATAGTAATCGTTTAGCGTTTCATCATCTTGATCAACGCCGTAATTCATAACTTCACGTTTTTCGTTTGGCGTTATCCACCATGCTTTTGAAAGCTGATCAACTACTTTGCCGGATTCTTCTTGAAGTTCTGGAATAACAGTAAAATCAAATTCAATGCAAAGTTTATCACCATACATTGGCGATAACCATCGGTTTAATTCATCTTTTATTTTAAT